AATCTCAAAATACTCTCTGTGCCTCATTCAATAAGCCCTCTCTAAGCGTCCTGAAGGTTCAGATCGGCTGGCTGTGCATGCTAAGGCGATAGCCCAGTAGATGTCGTCATGTGTGCCTTCTGGGTGGGCAAAGTGGATGCGTCCGTCTTTGGTTAACTCGAAGGTTTCCACGTTGAGGTTGCTGATTACGTCGTTGTCGTAATAGAGGCTGAACTGCTTGTTTTGCATCTTTTGTTTGAGATAACTGCAGATCTCTTCTTTAGTCGGCAATGACAATAATACGCCTTCGATTTGAGCGTTTATGAGAGCTCGCTTCATGTCCTCAACAATGTACTCGCCCACGCCCGTTTGATCAACCAGTACTCTGACGGTGGAGCGCCAACGTTCACACAAAACCTTAACGTAGCCTATGACAGACGCGTAGGGAGTTTCTAAATCGAAAACCTTGACGTGGCGAAGCACCAAATTATCCCCGATCTTCTCGATGGCAGCAACCACACTGTAATCTACTTTTTTGCCGAGGTCCACGCCCAGAAAAACTTCTTTGCCCGTAAAGAAATCCTCAAACTCCCAAGGTTCTATGTCACTGCTCACACACCTTGAGATTAAATCCTGGGGTAGCCAGCGGTCAATGTCCTCTGTAAACTCGGCTTCATACTCGCGGAGGAACCTATCTAACAAGATTTCACGTTTCTGTTTTTCAATAAATTCCAGCGGAATCAAGCCAGCTTGCACTGCTTCTTTCCATGTTACGTGGTGTTGACTCCACTCAGACGCTATCTTCGGGTCTTTACAGAACCGATAGAACATGTTGTTTCGACCCCAGGGAGTTGAGCTCGCAATTATTTGGGCGCCTTTCTCCCATCGAGTGGCCATCATCGGCTTGAGAACATTATCGAAGAGCACCTCGTCATCGCGAATGAACGCTGCCTCGTCCACGAAAATGAGGTCGCTGGTTTCACCTCTAAGCCTGTGCAGGCTGTAGGGTAGAAACTTCATGCGGGAACGGTTTTGAAAGGTTACTTTTGTTCTCTGCAACTTGGATATCCAAGCCTTTCGGGCAGGCTCAGCCATTTGGTAATAGGTTTCTTCGAAGCGGTCGCAGACAAGCATGCTCTGTCTAAGTCCAGGTGCCACGATTATGGCTTGGCTCATGGAATGCAACACGCAGAATTTTAAGCCTTTGATGCCGAAGCTTTTGGTTTTGCCGCTCTGCCTCGACCAACGGGTGGCTATTTGCCTGCTTGTGTCTGTCAGAAATTTTAGCTGGTAGGGGGTTGGGTGGAAGTTGAGGAAGACTTCTGAAAAGAATGGTTCCTTTAGCATCTCAGCTACAGCGTGACCCTTAATCTTTTCATGAAGCTTCAAAGTGTTCTCGAGCTGCTCTTCGTCTCTTGGCAGAATACGCTTGAACACCTCATTTGGTGGTTGACCGCTTACCTCAGCTAAAGCCTTCGCCACAAACCATACGTCTCGACGCTCCGAATCCCGTAGTTGAACAGTCCGTAGCTTTTCAATTTCACGCCATAGGGCTGGAATACTGGTCGGTTGGCTTCTCCAATCGATGCTCATTTAATAGCTTGCTCCTTTTTGACTTGCGCCAAAACCTTCCTGATTTGCTCTAAATCAGATAGTTTCTTTGGTCTCAGAGACATATTCATAAGTTTACAAGCAAGCTTCATGTACTGCAGGCTGAGCTTATGTTTCCCTTCCTTCGCAAACTTTTTAGCCAGCTCATAGCATTCAGCAGCGAAAACGCGGGCTATTCTGTCACGTTCAGAAAAGGACTCAGCCTTAACGAAGTCTTTTCCCTCTAACTTTTCAAGTTCCTTAGCGATCCTGCGGAAGACCCTGTATGTATTAAAAAAATATTTTTTTTCATCATTCATCTTCATTGAGGTTTTCACGTCCTCTGCGAGATGAATATGCCTGTGATGGTGCCGATTAGGCCGGTGATGGCGCTGAAGATTTCGCTGTTCCAAGCTCGGAAATATATCATGTGAACGATCTCCAATGCGGTTAAGCCGACGAGACTGACGGTTGCGAAAGTTACTATCCACACTGTATGCTCGCTGGGCGGAAGCTCCATCTTCCGCTTCTTTGCCCGCACGGTTTTTGTTAAGGCTCTACGAATCGCGTTCCTCAAGCGGTATCACCTCTCGTCGTCAAGTGAAGCCTTAGCTGCTTGCCTCGCTTGACGATGCGCACTGTCCCCCTTTCAAAGGCTGTTTTCAGTTGACAGCAAAGATTCGGGTCCAGCACTCCAGTCAGGATCGCCCTCACGCCCTTTGTCATGCCCAAGGGAATCGCTGTGAGGTCCACGTCGAAGTCTCCATTTCCAGGCCAACAGAAAATGTCTCGTGCAACCGCGATGTGCTTAACTTCCTCGCCCACCAGCCCAAAGAAAAATCCCACGGACCGCACCGGCACGTCAAACACGTGTCGTTTCCCTTTAACTTTAGGGTGAAGCCGAATCTCCCGTTTGCTCGCGTCCGACCACTCCACCTCGATGAGGTCTCCGAACCGGAGCTGCGAAACCGTTTTAAGAACTTCGCCGCTACTTTTCATTGGGCATTACTCCTGCTATGGGTGTGGTGCCCCAGTGAAGGTGTTTGCCGTTCAGCCACGCTCGGTTTAACACCTTCACCGCTTCTCGACTAATCATGGGTTATTCCCCACTTGCTCTTCTTCTCTTTCGTGTGTAGCCAAGCGCTGTATACGGCCATCCCTAGGATGAAGCCGCAAACAGCCGCAACAATGACGTTGATAAACTCCACCATTTCCATTCACCAAATCGATCGTTACTGCTCCCAGAACCATAATGCTACGAATGTTAATGGTATGCTGAGGAACATGGCTGCATAGCAAAGCACGTAGAAGGTCTGGTTAGGCAAGTAAAGCCACGGCAAGACCTCCCTCATGAAGTTGGGTTGTCCCCACACAAGCGGGCTCACCATGAGATCTAGTTGCCAAGCTCCTAAAGTGAATACGAAAACGGCTAAGCCCAGCAAGACAACGTTTAAACTATGTTTTCTCATGTTTTTACGCTGCCGTGATGGTTGTTTCAACTACAACAGTGATTTTTTTGTCGCTGCTTTTCGGAATGTTGCTTGCAAACAGTTTTCGCAGAAGCATTGTACCCGCGGATGCAGCGTTAAGGATTCCAACCTCTGTCAGCGTGTAGCCGTTGGCTTCTGTGTAATCTACGATGAACTCTAAGTGTGCTACACCCGTCGAGGGATTAGTTGTAACGCTCAGGGTTTTGCGGAGCACCTCCGTCTGCAGCGTAGTGTCTCCTGCTGCTGGAGCATTGGTTCCTGTTCCTACGGCACCGTAACCCATCTTTGTCGGGGTGTCGCTGTACATACGCTGCTGATAGAAGTTTAGACCCGCATTGACCACAAGGTCTTCAATTGTTTTCACGATTTCTTTGCGTCCATCCTTGTATTCCACGATCGCGTAGACTTCATCCTTTATTTTCATTTTTTCACTCATCTTTTATTCTTCCTTTCCAGTTTTTTCGTCCAGAGTGACTGCACAGTTCTTAACGATCTCCCACTTATCGTCTAAATTCTTATGCGTTTTCCGGAGAACATCTAACCCCTCGCGGCTAACCTGATTTTGTCCCTTCGTAGCGATTAAGGTAACATTTTCTAAAGCTATTTTGCCATGATCCGCTTCCTCCGCTACAATTGAAACCAAACAAAAGTTTTCGTCCAACTCTTGCATGAACCAGCTCATGCGGATTGGAAGATCTGCAGTTATTGGTCTTCTTGGATTTTCACGGGTTCCATCGCCAACTATGGGACAAAGATATGTTTTTTCCACAATCATTTTTCTTCACTCCGTCCACATGTAACAATAATCGAAGTCGGCTTTTGCACCCGCCACTAAGATCCCGTTGTACATGAGGAAGTCGCCGTCATTGTGGCTGCGAGGATCTTGCAGGTGATTAATGCAGGGGTTAGTTTCTGCTTCGAACCAAACTTTTGTGCGAATCCCTGTCCCTTCATTTCTTTGATCCGTTTTCAGTTTGTAGAAAGTTCCTGTGGTAATCGTTTTAGCAACAAAAGCCAGTTGTGTCCAAGTGCCGCCCACACACTTATAATATTGCACGCCTTTGTTTCCCGACACATAATAAATCAACGTGACCTCATACGTGTTGTTCGCGTCAACTCTTCGAAAGAGATTTCCAGCAGATTGATCATAATTTGTAACTAGTTTTACCTTTGTTTCCCAAGTGTAATTCACAAGATGGCCTTTCGTAAATTTTAATCTCTTCGCGCCTGTGGTTGTTTGAGTTTGATGTAGCACTCCATCCGCTGACCATGTTCCAGTTTCCACTGACCAAATGTTAGAGTCTAAAGTGTTAAAATCGTCCCAAATCCAACGTGCCTGAAGATAATCCACTATAGACATAGAGTCGGTGAGAAGAGCGTCGATAATTGCTTGAAGCAAATCTGAGATCGTCAAGTTATCTTGGAGGAGAAATTCAAATAAAACCTGCATGTAATCAGTGACCGTCATCCTGTCCTTTACCGGTCCAATTAACACCTCCACATTCTCAGCGTAAACATCAGCTTTCTGCAGACGCTCAATGTGCTCCTTAAGCCGCTTCTGCGGATCGGTTAAGGCGTGGGGCACGCCAGCCAAATTGATTTCAGTCGTAAATTTGGTGGATGCCGGTGGGATTGTGTGGGCTACCTCTTGAATAATCATTTCTTCGCTGTTTATGTTCTGGTTTGGAACGTTTACGATGGCGATTTCTCCAGCCCTTATCTGGGGTAGTCCCCATGGGTGTGTCAAGGAGCCTTTAACCAACGGGGGCTGCTTCAGAATGCTTAAGAAGTATCCTGCTGCCTTCTGGGCGTCTTGTTGAGTTTTATAGTAACTGGTGAAAATCTTCTCTGGCTGCAAACCATACTCAGCTATCTTGTCCTCGTCTGTTGCTATGCCCCAAGCTTCAGTTTCACCTATGAATCTTAATTCGTCAATTCTGCACCATGTCACAGGCGAATCTGAAGGGTACAGGAATCCAACATAGTTGATGTTTTTCAGCTGCGGGCTACCTACTTCCTGAAACTCGATGTTTTGAGTGAACCCAACATTAAACTCGAATTCCGTGTCCCATTTCGTGGATGGACTGAACTCAATGTAATAGTAGTTGTTGTCGTCTGTCGCTAAAATAAGTTTGGCAGTTGCTGTCGGGTCGCTGTGTTTATACCAAAATCTTAATTTGGAAAGGGCAAGTGCGTTTACATTCCAATCTTTGCTTTGCGGATAAACAATCAAATGCTGCACTTGTGTGCTTTGTTTCGCTTGATAAACGTCGCCTCCCCAAATATCCGAATAATCAGGGCTGGTGTCATCCAAGCCGCCTTGATCATTGTAGATTTTGAAGAAGCCAGTGAAGGGGAACGACAGTGTTAAAACGTCAAGTTCGGCAATAGTGGAGTCTGCTGGAACGTATGCTTCTGCCACCTTGCTTCCGGGCGATCCGCCTGTTCCACTCCACAATTCAACTTTCCAACCCGGGTGCAGGGCAGCAACAAAAACTTTTATATCCTTGTAAACTTTCAGGTTATCGAATTTTTGGTAGTGGAAATTAACTGTGTCATCTGTTGCACCGCGGAGGTAGATGTAAGCGCTTTGGAAACTTGTTATTCGAGTGAATTCCACTTTGGGGTCATTATCCAGATACAGTTTCACCGTGTTGCCATTGAACAATAGTTTGGCGACTTTTGTTTCGTTATCCGTGTCGAAATGTTGACTCCAATGATCATGAAACGTTTGACCGAGTATTTTCTCGTTCATGTACCAGGTCATTCCCACACTGTAATCTTTGAAAGGCCATAGAGCAAGAACATCCGCGATTGCATGTGGGTCTTGCGTTGTGGTTTTTATCGGGCAGAAAATAAATCCACAAGAATCGCCAGGATGAGAGCTTCCCAAGGACTCCCTCATCAGTTTAAGTTCCACAACGAGCTTGGCGTTGTAGATGTCACGAACGTTCTTTTCCACGACGAACCTGGAATGTTCGGAACCGGTTCCACTCTTCGTTTTACTATACAATTCACCTGCGGTGATGTAGGTGTCGCCTACACCGTTACCGGCAGATCCTTCACTCCAATACGCGGGGTCGGGTGGATCACTCGGGAACTCTTCGTATTTGATTAAGCCGCTTGAGAGGCGTTGAAAATTTGTAGATGTCCCAGTTGATAAAGTTGCTTTAACGGAGTATTTGCCTTTTTTAGCGTCAACATCCGCGGAGATTGAACCATCATTAACCGTCCAATCCGTGGCGATGTTGTTTTCTGTGACAGCATCACTGTCGAGGGGATCAGGAAAATTGTACTCAAATTTGTCTCCTTTCACGATCACCATGTTGCGAACCTTTTTTGGGTCGCGTAGAAAAGCTCCGGCGTGAACGTTTGTAGCCGCATCTAATGTTATCTTTTCATAAGGAGGCGTTGCCGAGAAGAATCCCAGCCATTTGAAATAGAGGATTCCTTGGCTGCCCGACTTGGAGATGCCAAGTTTCACATTCTTGACGACTTTATTGGCTCCCGTGATTATCGAAGTTAAATCCCATTCCAAAACCGTGTAGGATGTTGGAGCTGCCGTTAGGGCTTGAACCGTGTACTCCACATCATCCTCAGTGACAAGTTTCACCGAGTATTGAGTATCCGCGTCTGGGCCCTTCAACTCTAAAAGAAGCTTCTTAAAAATCGTTGAGTCCACGGAAATAAGCGTGACACGGTACAGGGTTCCGGCTCCGCCTGCGACTGCTGTCTTCATCTGGGCGATATCGCCGTCGGTTTCAAACTGGTGGGCGGAGCAGCCCCATCCTTTCTCCCAGCTGTCCTCCATCCAACCGGCATAGCGGAGAAAACGTTTGCCGAGAGGATACAGGCTTGCGTCTCTGTTAGGTTCAATGTTGAAGCATAAATCGTATTCCTCAACCATTTCCACAATCTTAGATAACGCCACGTCATAGTCGCATTTTAAGGCGGTCATCTTCTTTTGCACATCTTTTACGCCGAAGGTTGTAAAGCCGAGAGCAGCCTGGTTCTCCGCCTCATCCAAGATGTCTTTGACAACATCGTCAATGTCTTCATCCTCATAGGCTTCGGCGATGAAACGTTCATAAAGTAAAGCGGACCAGCCGAGAGCGTTTAACGTTAGATACTCTCTGCCGTACTGGACTCTTTCGGGGTCAATGTTATCGATGTATCCTCCAAAAATCCTTTCGAAACTGCCGTTCTTCTTCACCCAAAGATAGGCTTCGTCACGATAAGCAAACCTATCCTTGTGTTGACCGTTGTGATTGTCTATAATTAATTGAAGAAAATCAACTCGATCATTTACGCCTCCTCTATATTGAGGAATGTCAAAAACATCATCTAAATCCTCGGTAGAGTAGAATGGATTCGCTTTCGTAAACAAGATGAAATCCACATACATGCTGCCAACTATGGTCCCTGCGTTACCAAAAGTTAATCGGACTTCAGTTACGGTGTTTCCTGCAGGTAGTTGAAAGGCATGAATCGTAAAATCGGTTTCAGTAAACTCATAACCACCGATCCATTCTTCCGACGCGTAAATCTCTACCCAAGTAGATGTTACACCTACCAAGTTAGAGGTTTTCTTAGCCCGAAAAACTACATACGGATAATCGTCGGTATCAATGTTCAACCCTAAACGGAAAAGCACGTAAAAATCGTTTGTTGGTCCCTTAGTGAACTTTACAATGTCTCCGTCACATTCAACAGATGCCCCCCATGTCTTCGCCCAACCGGGCAGAGCGGGATCTGCGAACTCTTCTCTCCATATCGCAGGTTTACAGATCAGAAGCTGAACATTACGTTCAGTCAAGCCCTAATCGCCTCTCCTCTTGAGCCACGTATCGGGCGAGTTTACGGGCGGTTTCTCGGATATCCATGTCGCTGGCTATGCTGCCTACGTAGATAGGACCTATCGAGATGTTTCTTTCGCCTCTACGCCATCGTTCCGCTTGCTCAACCGTTAAGATTGCTTCTCCCCGGTGAAGCATGGCTAAATAGCCCGTGTAGGGGACATATTCTAGGCCCATTTGTCGTATAGAAGGCGGTAAAGACGGTGGCGTTTTATAAGGTTCCTGCGTTGTTTTAGTTGTTTTCTTTTCTGGTTCTGGAGACACGTAATACGGGATTCTTTCCCCGCCTTCAGTCACATACCTTGTCACATACGTAGTAGTTATCGTGATGCTTGTTCCTTTGAGGCTGTTGATTATTGCCTGGATCGCCGCGATAGCATTAGCGATATCTCCTTTCGCTTCTGCAAGACACTTTTCCCATAAAGCCACTATATCGTTCCATTTGCCTCCACTTAAAGCCTGTAACGTGGTGAGACCGGACATGATGGTGTTGATCTCCGCATCCATATAACCCTGTGTTTCCAGCTGCATCCTGAAAAGAATCTGTGCCTTCCACTCCTTCAACTGCTCAATCCTAGCAAGGTATTCATCTCGCATCTGCTCAGCTCTTTGAATCATGAGATCCCGCTCTTCACCACTTAGTTCGTCGGCTGCAGCAAGCATTTTCTCAAATTCGGCTTCCATCTCTGCAGTGAGGCTTTCAATGGCTGCGTCGATATCTTCAGTCATTTTCCACATTTTATCGGGTTCAGCCTCTTTGAAAGTGTCCATAAGAGCCTGAGCCTCGCCAAGCAAGCCATGACTGATCAGTTCGTTAATAGAGGAAACCATGTCTTCCATCGCATCACGCATCTCATCCCTCGTAGCGGTACTTTTCTCACCCATACAGTTCTTGAAGCGCTCCATGGCTGCTTGAGCCTTTCCAACAAGTTCGTCTTCCAAAGTGGGCGCAACCGTTCCTATCGTGGCCTTGATCTCCTCCACTTTCTCCATCACGATTTTTTCGGCTTCATCCCAAGTCAAGCCCCAACGATCCGCAAAATCCTGAATCAAAGTATTAACCGCTGCGAAGTCAGGCTGCATACCCGTCATTACTTCATAAGCAGTTTGTCCCATCGCTTGTAAATCAGCTTGAAACTCTTGGCTTTCCTCAGTGAAAATGTCGAAGAAGCTTCCCTTCAACGTATCCATGTGTTCTTTTAATGTGTCCATCTCATCTGCAAACGTTTTAAGTTCTTCGGCGCTCATCCCAGTTTGGACCACAAATTCCTCCAGCTCTTCGGCTGTCATCCCTAAGCGTTCAGCCAATGATTCAACTTCTTTCTCGCTTACACCCAAAGCCGTTGCAAAACTATAGTGCACCTCAGAAGCATCCGAAACGGTTTCACGCACATCATCCCATTTACTAGCGTAATCCGTCAGCCCCTTCGCGTTCTCATCTACTGTTACTCCTAACTCCTTTACCGATAGGTCGATGCCTAAAAGTTCTTGCTGGGCTTCTCTTGCGGCCTCAGTAGATATGTCAAGGGTTTCAGCAAACTCCCTCATTTTGGGTGCGAAAATGGCTGAAGCCGCGTAGCAAGTAGCAAACGTTGCCCCTACCACGCCTAAAATGCTTCCTAAACCAGCGAGGCTTATTTGAGAAGCATCAACAGCAGTTTTCAACTCAACATAAGCCGCTTTCGCTCGATCCACAAGAGTTATCAAAGACGGTAAAACAAAGATCGTTCTCGCAATTGCTTCATTAAGGTTGCTTTGAGCCACGCCTAACCTTTCTTGAGCAACTTGAACATCTTTGCAGGCGGCTTCGTAGGCGTCTTGGGCTTTTGCTGCTTGTTCACTATTGGCGCCGTGGTCAGCGATTTCTTCATTTAGTTTTTCAAGCGCATTATTCTGGCGCCTTTGAGCGTCTTCAAGCGTGTTGGTTGCTCGTAGAACTGCAACCTGACGCGTCTCCACCGCATCCCACATCTGATATAAGGAGAATCCGGCGGTTATGACACCGCTGACGCTCGAAGCAACATCTTTCCAGCTAACCTGAATCTTCTTAGCCTCTTGCTCCACCGTATCCCCATAGCTTTTAACGTTTAACCCAGCCTGCGCTAAGCCCTCTTTAGTCTGATCTATCAACGACAAAATCAGCTTAACTTCAGGACTGGACATTATGAATACATCTCCTTTTTCTTCATCTCCATTAACGCCCTTCGCCTAAGGATCTCCGCGGTCACTGATCCGTCAAGCTCGGGAAGCTGCGTTTTACCTAAGTCTCGTGTTGCTGCAAACTCAGCGTCGAAAAGTAGGCGCTCCCACTCTGTTTTAAAGTATTTATGTGTTGGATCCAGCAGGTTGCTCGGTCTTTGATTGTACTTTTCCGCTACGAGATCCACGACTCCCCTTAGCTTTGAGCAGGCCACGAAATTTTCTTAGTTCACTCGCCCTCCCAGCGAAACCCACATGATTCATTGCGTGACTGACCAGAAATCTTCGATCAGAGATCTTGATCTCATCGAACCCTAACTCGTCACTGTTGTTTGGTTTTCCCTGAACAATTTTAGGCTTTACAACGATGTTGGAAAGAAGCTTCATCTGGGCTTTACGTTCATCCTCTTTAATGGCTTTGGTGGATTCCTTCGTGATCTCCTCTAGGCTGCGACGTTCATACTCAGCCACCTTGTCCTCATCGATGTAGAGGAGAAGGTGCTCAAGCGGGTCCAAGTAGGCCATCTCTACCTTGAGTCCGCTTGGACACACTACTTCCTCAGGCTTCCAAAGCTTCCGGTACTCTTCAGCAGAAGCAACAGGTTTGTCCTCGGGCTCCTCAACCAAAGGCGTTAACCCTCTTTAGCCGCTTTATTCTTCTTGTGCAGTAATTCGATGGCTTCTGCGACAACTTGACTCTCGCTTACTGGTTTCTCGGGAAACCCTCTCTTCCTCATTATCTCGTACAGTTTCTCAAATACATCTGAGGCAAGGGTTATCTCACGAGTTGTGGACATTTCTTTCATTTCCTCCTCGCTTTCCTTAACCAAGAGCGTTAAGCCTCCTATGTGGCGTCTGGATATCCGGTGTCTTTGTTTGTCAGCTCCACCTGAATCTCTGTCTGGGCTGTGGCGTCCTTCTCGCATCGAAAGTCTACGCGAAACATTTTCCGTTCTTGCCGCTCGATCCTCACTGGAGGCCCTGCAGAGATCACGCATTTAGGCAATACGAAATCCAAGCGATACTTGTAGGTGTCTGCGATCACGATTCCAGTGTCGATCAGCAGTTCTAGTTTGAAGGGCACAACTGGTTCTCCTGGCTCCACTGCTCCCGTGTCTTTCAAGAACCGCTGATAAACGTCAAGGGTTCCGCTCAGCAAAGGTAAGTCCATGCTTCCGCCGACAGTTCTCTCAGCGAGTTCAATCCTTGGCAGTTTTCGACTGCCTAGTACGCCGATGTCTCCTACGCCAAAGACTCTTTGACTCACGTTTATGGTGAAGCCTTCCACAAGGTTCGCTAACTCGACGTCTGCAAGTTCGACTTTGCTCTGGTATGGTTTGAAGGGCGCTAAGGCATCAGAAGGCCAACTTGGAGATTGCACGGTCTCCAGCTTTTCTGTTTGTCCTATAGCGCTGATGTCGGCGATGAGCGGTGTTGCTCCCCTCACACAGCTAAAGTTTAGCCCTGCCATGATGCATCCGGGTACTCGTTTTTCTTTGATTGTATCCCAGTTGGAGCCTAAAGCAAAGCTTCGCACGGTCTCTGCTGACTTGAAGGTGTGCTTGTATGCTACGGTAGCGCCTTGCTGAGCTGATGTGACGCTTCCAAGAATCCATTTTAGGAACCAACCGATCATGTTGTTGGGTTTAACATCCATGTTTACTGCAACAGCTTCTTGCAAGTAGCCTTCACGATGTTCCAGCAGTGATCGACCTCGAATCGATACTGGAAACGCTAATCCCGGATCTAGGCTGGTTTCGCAGAAGTTGGCCTCAAAGAACTTGTTTGGCACAACCGGCGTCGCTGGTGCATAGCTGGGTTCTTCCGCGACCGCAACATATCTTTCAGGCATTTTCTAATCATTCCTCTTTTTTATTTGCACGCATAGCGTGACTATGATGGATAAACCTCTTTGTCGATGCGAAGTTTGCTCACCATCATGTCAAAAGCGTAGTCGGCTTCACGTCCAGGGATAAAAATGTAACCGATAAGATGCGATTCTGAAACCAAGCCGTCCCAGTTCTCGTTTGCCTTAAAAACCTGCCAAACGACTTCGGTTTTGTCGTGGATCCATTGATCGCAAACTTTCTCGTCAATGTGACGATAGGCAATACCAACCACGACACTTATAATGTGGCGGTCTCCCCGCATGAGAGGCTCCACTCTCTGCTCTTCCAAAGGAGCCAAACTCACGTATCCCTCGCCTTTATCGGCTCTACCCCATTTTATGGGCTCGCCATAATGCCAGGTGATCCCTGCCAAATCCGATTCGGCTTGAAGTTTTTCAATGATTTTATTCAGTAAATCTTTGATCATTGCAAGATCTCCTTAAACGTTGCAGCTATCATGTCCGCAGCTATGTTTCTCACTTTTTCGCGAGTTCGTGCAATGAACGGGTTTGGCTGTGTGCCTGGATGCATAACTCTGCGGAAAAAGACGGGGGCTCCTCGCCAAACAAAATGTAAAGCCCGTGCGCGACGAGCCACGATTTCATGTGGTTTTGTTCCCCGCTCAAGATAAACAGCATATGAAGCCAGTGGAGTAACAACGTAAGCGTCTCCCTCCTTCGTCACAGTGATAGAACGTGCAAGGTCCCCTGTTCTATGTGGGGCTTCTATAACCATAATCGCTTGTCCGACGGAAGCCACGTCTTGTAAACCCTTATCCTTTGCATACTTTATTGCCCAGGGAAAAAAATCGGCGAAATAAGACTCAAGCCGCGTCATGTCAATTCTAACAGTAAAACTCATGTTTATCCCTCTGCGGTTATCACGATGTCGAAGCTGAAGCTGGTGATGCCGGTGCAGTTGGAGAAGATCGTTAACTGAAACTCTACGCTGACTCCCGTTCCGACCGCGATTTGTGAGCTATCATAGTTCCAGCTTAAGGCCATGTATTGTTCTGCCTCTGCCGGGTTCCAAGCCTCGGCTGAAAGGGTTAAAAGCACAGGCACATCGCCCTCATTGCGAATGTAAACTGGTAGTTTCGCAACGTCGCCAGGCATCAGGGTTCCCCAGTCGATCTCCGTCACTGATACGGCACAATCCGAGCCTGTGTAGACCCCTATCTTGACGGTTGGTGGTGGAGGCGGCGGCGGTGGGGGCGGCTCAGGATACTCAACGCGGATTCTGCTGGTGATACGCCAAGAATAAAAGAGGGCTGCCGAAACCGCCGTCATAACCAATGCGACAGCGATTAAAGGCAGAACTGTTCCTCTTGCCAGCCTCATGATTTCACTTCCTTTGCGTGTTCGTTGATCCTCTCCATAACCAAGATTCGGCTTTGAATCGCGGTGAGGAAGTCTTCAAGCAGAATCTCCCGCTGCGTTTTTGGTAGCCTTAGAAGTCTGTCACCTATCTGATCCCATAACTCATTCCATTTCTTTTTTAGATGAAATTCGGCACCAAAATTTCTTAGAGGTGTTACTTCACTCAAACATGTTCACCTTTGTTTGGCGTGGATAGAATCCTCCTAAGTTGAGTGTGGAGAGAAACGCCACTCTTGAAAAAGGAGGGATGTGACTCTATCCATTTCGCCTCAATCATATTCTTTTCAGCGTCCCCTCTCTTTCAGCCTGAACGTAGGCGTTCAGAAAGCTCATGGCGCGGTCGTAAAGCTTGTTGACTTCTGCTGGTGGAGCCCGTCTCTCCCGGAAGTATGCGGCTGCGAAGTGTCTGCTGGCGTCCTTGACGTTTTGTGGGATGGTTCCGGTTAAGGGGACCGTGAAGCCGTGAAACTTGAGAATGCTGTCAATGAGCCCGTCAGCGGATGTGATGCAAGCATCCAACTCAGTGTCATAAGTAGTGTCGTTGATGTCTATGCCTAAGATGGGCTTCACTTCAGATTTAGTGGAGTAAGCCGTTTCAGCCACGCTCTACCACGTAGAAGAAAGAATCCTGATTTAAGCTATTTTGTCAAAAAGAAAGACGGAAAAAGAACGTCTTAGAAATAACGTCTCAAAAATTAGGACATTAATTTTAACACAGCACGCGCCAAGCCTGAACTTCGAGACAAAAACGTATTTGTAGCAGGCGATAAGATTGCATGTGGTGTGAGCAATGTCAAATAGTTGGCAAGTGATCTTTGCGATCGATGACTTGGAATACATTCCAAACGATTTTACAATACTCGATGTGAATTTCTATAAGATAACCGAATCCAACTGTGGCGATCTGCCTTTATGTGAAGATGTTGTAGAATCTACGCTCAAAAATAGATTCAAGGAATGGCAGAAACAAATTTATGGACACACTGGCAAAAAACCGAAATTCGATGAATATAAAGAATACCGAGCAAAAATGAAGGAACGTGTTTTTCAAAGATTTGTCGACAAGCTTTGTGCATCCACTGTTGTAGATGCTGATGACAAAGATGATGCCTTTCAAAGAGGAAAGGAGAAAATAGAAACCGCCTTGAATCTTTTGAGAACTTATAAGTCTGGCTTCGAACTTCGTAGTCCCCTCAACGGGGCGGCTAAGAATCTTGTCGATGGATCAGGTACAGTCACCTTCGAGAAGTCTTGGCATCGTGACAAGCCAAGTCCGTGGAAATACAGTCTCACCAAAGATGATTTGAAAAATCTCTCAAGGGAAGAAAGGGTTCTAAATTCTCTTATTCTGAGACCCAATCCCTCGGCAATGAGCAATAGGATTTCAAGAGCCTTGAAATGGACAGCAATGGCAACCCAGGAAACGGATCAAGCAGATAAAATAATTAAGTATGTTACGGCACTTGAGTGTCTCTTCATAAAGGAGAGAATCAACAAAGCCAAGCTATTGGCAGAACGTGTTGCTACAATTTGGACCAACAATTATGGGAATAGGAAACTGATATACAAAGATTTCCATAGATTATACAATCTAAGAAATGACATAGTGCACGGAGGTAGCTATGATATTACAAATAATGATAGAAGAACCATGGATATTGTGGCTCGGAACCTTGTTTTCGAAGTTGCAAAGGTTGTCTCAGCCAATAATTTTTCTGAGATTGAGGACTTACTTGTTTGGTTAAAGTCAAAGAAGGGTACTTGGACTCCTCCACCAGTTTAGGTGCGCTCTCTCTCGAAAACTAAAGGATTTCGAGATATTTCTTGCCCTTATCTGTTACGTGGTATGTTCCTCGCTCAACTCTTTCGATGTGGCCGTTCCGCAGCAGGTATCGCATCTGAGCTGCGAAGGTGCTGTCTGTCGCGAACGGGTGACAGGAGCCCAAGATCATCTTCTTCAGGTCGGTCCAGTGGATAGGACCCTTTTCTACCGTGCTAAGAATGATTTTGCGCATCGTGTCACGCTCATAATCCTTCATCTGAGGACGACCTCCACCGGTCGCAAGGCGCTGTAGTATTTGCAGTCTGGACAGTAATAGAGAACGTTTATAGGCGATTCCGTGTCGCCAGTCGCCTCTTCGCTTTCAATTGTCCCGTAGGTTGAAGGAGTTAGATCCGGCGTATAGGGCTGCATCCTCTTTCCGCAGAGTGGACAACACTGATAGCAGTCGCAAACCGCGTAATCAGCAGGCCTTCGCCTCCGCAGAGTTTTGCCGCAGCGTGAACAGGTTCCTTCAGCGTAGCCGATTTCGACTACCATATTTTGCTCACATTAAATTTTATTCGACTAAAATGGTTGGAGCATCCTCATGCTCCTGTTCATCGGTCTCCGATTTTACTGGTTTCAGCCCCAGAAAGCTCGACCACAACCATTGCAGTGATATTTCTTCTTCCCTTCGATTTTCGGTGGGGAATAAACGGTTTCTTCAGACCCGCAGACAGGGCACTTCACTGGCTTAATGATCTTCTCCTTGAGGCCTTTGCTCATCTAGGTCACACGCCTCGTGCAACAGCAGCTTCTCGTAGAGTTCCCAAGCCTATTCGCTCGCTTACAATGATTCCGCTTCGGAGTTTCCCTGGGTTCTCAAATGGTTGTGTCGTTATATCTCGGCGAACAAGCAGGACAGCGGCGAAATCGGTGTCGATGGCGAACTTGTAATTGTGTGTTTCGTCCACGGCTGGAACCAGGCTGCTGTGGATAATGTTCATGCCCAGTGCCGGTAACTCAAAGACGCCGCGCCTGATTGTTGTCTCGGGAGCGTAATATAGGCTTTGGATAAACTGATTCGCGCTCATGATTCCTTCCATCTCCCTGGTGTTGATCACCAACACTTTGGGATCGAAGTCTTCCCGCTCCACACCATTCCAAAGCTTAACAACGTCAGCCCACACGAAGCTGGCACCTTCATTCGTCGCTATCTCCGCCCCGGTGGCAAGATTGCCAGCTGCGATGCCCTTGTATAATGCGAGGATCTTGTCAGTCTCCAGCTTCGCTACCGCCCTGGCAGCTTCCTCAGCGGCCCTCGTCAAAGCGTCAAACGGCGCGTCCTCGATGTAGGATTTGCTGAACTCCATCTTGCAGGCGATCTCTGTCGTGCATTCAACGTTTTGCGTCTCCATCCGCTCCGGGACCTCAGCCGGCTCTGTCTCGCCCACGACGTAGGCCTTCGCGAGCTTCTGCTTAAAGAAGCGCACCAAGGACTCTGTCGTGTTAACAACCCAGATCATCTCCCTTCCGATCAGGTTGGGTTTCGCTGCCTCGATGACCTTTCTGTGGATCTCTCCCAAGGCTCCGGCCATGTCGCTGAAGAGGCCCTCCTTCATAACACGACGCACAAAGGTTGACTGCTTCGCCTGCTCCATGTAGCCTTCCCAGCCCTCAGGCCAGCGATCAGAATCTCTCTTGACGGCTTCTTTCAGAATGTTGATGTTTTCATCCATGGCTATCACGTTCCTACTCCCTCGAAGTTGGCCTTGAACAACATGATTCCCGTGTCTCCCTCCGCTCCCGTTTTCTGCATTAGAATGCCACATTCAATGTTGTCATCTGCTGCCAAGGCTGCAACGAATTTAGGTGCGGTTCCGACCTTCAATGCAACACCACAAGCCATCGCTGCTCCAAACGTAACTTTTACGAGAGCGTTGTCTACAGCGACGGGTATTGCCTCCGGAACCCCCGCGCCTGTAGCAGCCTTCAACGCTATTCCTATGCATCTTTCACCGTTCCCCGCTGCGACCACCTCGGGAGGCCACACACTCTTGTCTGAGAATTTCACTGGGGCTCCTTTAGTTATGGCTCCGCCTGGAGCAAAAGACATTATCACCGCGTCTTCCTCGTTTATGCATTGACCCAATTCTGCGTCTGGAAACAAGTCAGTCATTTTCATTCACTCCCATATTTTATTCGGGTTAGCGTTCCATCGCGCCCACCCGGTCACGGCTGTGACTGCGACTCATGTTTCTTGACGAGGTTCCGCAGGTTACGCCACAACTGAGCGTAGTGTCCGCCCCAAGACATGGGAACCCGCTCAGGAAGCAACCGTTTAATTTCCTTCAGAACGTCACTGGGCGGTGTAACCGTGCCTAAAATGATGGCTTCGCTTATCGGCTTTTTCGCTTTCTCCAGTTCCTGTTGCAGCGTCGCCTTCTGGCTCTCTAAAACCTGGATCTGAGCCTTAAGAGCCTCAATGGTTTCCTTCGACTCTTCAGTCAGTTTTTCTGGTGCCTCTTGGTGTTGCTTTTTCCACTCCTCCGCACACTGCTCCATGGCTTTACCGGCAGCCATACACCTCGCTGTAAACGCTTGATAGTCGTCGCCCTGTTGTTCTTGTGCTTGTTGAACCCTGGTTCCTCTCGGCGGCAACAGCTTATACGCTTCCTCACCGATCAAATCCAAAAGATTCGTGGCTGTATCCTCGCCGAAGTGAGCGATCAGCCCTTCCTTGTCGGTTTTCGGTTCTCCCGCTTTAGGTGGCTCCTCACCAGTCTCCTCTCTTAAACCGCAAACCTCAGACTCGATTTCAAGCTCTTTAGCAGCTGCGCAAAGCCTTTTCTTGATCTGCGCCTTGGCATCAGCGGTCGCCCAGTCACCCAATTCCTGCCCTAACCGTGCCAAACCGTTTCTGACATGATCAGGACTCAGGTTTCCCTGCGCGTTCTTATATGGGAAATGCCTTAACGATCGCGGCGTTGTTTTCCCTTGCTCGTCTTTTTCGCCTCCGGGCTCAATGTAGGCGAAACAGTTGTCGTCAAGATCATTGATGTACTCCGCTGTCCATTCAGCCTCCTTGGTTGATTCAACGTGAGGCACCAAGGCCAGCAGTGTCTCGATTTTTGCGGTCAAAACGCCTTCTACCTCCATGATCCTTGAATAAATGTTCTCGATGGATTGTTCGAGACCCTTCACGCGGTCCTCAATGCTTGGTTCAACAATTTGTTCACTCAATTTTGATTCCTCTTTCTTCTCCGTTTCCGATCCTTGTGGATTCGGCGGAGCGAGGCCCTTAGCCTCCTTCAACTGCCGAGCAACACTCTCCAAAATCTCCACGGTAGTTTGTGGGTCTCCCGGCTGCATGTCTTTCAGCAGAGAAAGGTGCTGGAAGTTTAGACCTCGCGGCGCGACTCCGTCCACTTGCTCCAGAATCTTCCACTCGAATTGGACGCTGGCATGCTTGATTTGGCCGTCGCGGATCAGTCGAAGGATATCCTCATCGTTCAGTTCTGCAATGTATTCGAGGGCCCCGTCCTCGTAGCGTGCACCCAAGACCTTGCCCTTTAAGGGGCGCCAGTGATCCAGGAACAGGGGCTTGCCGACGAGAGTCTCCGCAGACTTTTCTAGCTCCTCTTCAAGATAAACCCGTAGCTGGGGCCATTCGAGAGAGTGAAAAGTCTTGATGGGGTGGATGGCCTTGCCGCGGATAAGGTTGTGTGCGGGCTTTAGGATCTCGAATTCGCTGGTCCAGCTGAAGCTTTCCTCCAGCTCAGCCTTCATCTTCCCGCAGACTTTCTTAGCGGTTTCCTCGTCGTAGCCTCCGCCTCCTTCGCTCTTGGGCTTAGTCATGTGAGCGAGGCAAGCATCGAAGTCTGGGAAGGGTCCTATGGGCAAGTCTTTTAGCTCCGAAAGATTTCTAAGCGAATTCTGGGCTTGAAACAGAAAAAGGGGTAAGAGAGTACGTGCTTACTTAGGTACTCGCTTATTAACTTATGTTTTCAATTTATATTTTGGTTGCTTGAGGATGCCCACCGAGAGCGTTTACATCCGCAAGGAGAACTGGCTGAAGTTGAGGAAGGCGGCGGAGAAGACAGGGCAGTCTGTGCCTCGCCTACTCAATCTCCTCGTGGAAGACGGCCACCTTGAAGAGGTCTTAGCCAAACGCGGCATGGGCAGCCTCAGGTCGCAACACACATGAGCCTTTTTAGACAGGGCTGGAAGCGACTGCGCGAGGCTCTGCGTCGAGATGGAACAGGCACTCTACTGTCTGCTCACTGGACCGCCTACGGCGAAGCGAAACCGGTCAGCTTCAGCGACGTGATGACCGCCTACCTGCGGGACCCCAGCTGCAAAGCCTTCGTTGACTTTTTGGCGGATCAAACGGTGGGCATGGGATTCTACACCACGGTGAACCAAGAATATGAACAGGCTGAAGAGGCTAAAGCTGTAGTTGACGAGTTCAACGAGTCCGTGAATCTTGACGGTTTGCTGCAGATCGGTGCCCGTGAGATCGTGGCGGCGGGAAACGGCTTCTGGCTGAAAACAAACGATGTGAAGCCTTTCGGCCTTAAGATTTTACCGCTCACCGGGTTTGATGACCCTAAGGCTATTATTCGAGACTCTGCCGGCGACGTACAGGGATACAAGTACAAGTTTGACGGCGTCGAGAAAGAGTTCAAACCCGAACAAATCATTCACTGGAAGTGGGGATCCGTCAACTTCAGCGCCTTCGGAACCGGCGTCCTGCAGGTCTTATTGCAGGAGCTCAGCTTCAACGGAGAGAAACGCGTGAGCATCCTGGAGATGAAGGCGCGAATTGAAAGCCGCATGATCGACGTCTTCGAGAAGTATGCGGGACCTGACGAGCTTTGGCTCTTCCCCGGGGTTTCGCCTGACCAGCTCTCCAAGTATCAGGCTTTGATCAAAAGCAAGCCTAAGGCAGGAGCCCGCTTCGTGTACGATAAGGCGGATGCGGACATCAAGACGGTTCAGGTGGATCCACGCGCTCGATACGAAGCCTACATCGAGCACATCCTAAACCAGGTCTACCTCGGAGGACAAACACCCCTCCCGAAACTCTTCACGACTCCTGGATTTACCGAGGCGAGTGCCCGTGCAGCCATCGAGATCGCCGAACGCAAGGTCATGGCCCTACAGCGTTTCATCAAACGGATCGTTGAGCGTGAAATCTTTACCCCTGTTTTGGAGCAAGCGGGTTTTGATCCGAAGGAGGCGGAGTGTCGTTTGGAGTGGGGCCTACCCGAGGTATTGGATTATGAGAAGCTCGCGAAGATTCTGCCCTACCTTGTAGAGCTTCAATTGAACGCCGTTATCAAACCAAGCGAGATACGGACGGTTCTGAGAGAGGTTTGTAAGCTGCCGTTAGAGGAGATCGAACGTCCAACAGTTTAACTCTATTGGAGCGCGCATGTGTAATGAATGTGGTGTTCTGGAGGATGGGTTTATAATTTTATTGTTTCTTCATAGTTATAGGCGTTTGTTTGAAGAATGGCAAAATAGACAAGAAAAGACTGCCAAAAATCCGATGAGAACAGAAAGCCGAAATTTCGATTGCAGACATTGTATCGCTGTTTTAAGGCTCATATTTTAAAGAATAAATTATATAGCTATATGCGTTGCCACCATTTCTTTTCAACAGCCTTAATATACCGTTTGAAGGCTTCTCTGTCGAAAGGCATCGCTGTACGAGAACTGTCGAAGCAACTTTCACATATCAAATCTGGAACCCCGCTGAAATCCACTGCGCCGAATCTTAAACTTGTTCCGACTATTTTTGGCTTGCAGATGTAGCCTTCTCCCTTTGAAACCATCTTGCTGCAACGGTTGCACGTATCACTTGGTTTGCCTGTTTTCTTCCAGAATTCAACTGCCAGCTCATGTGCTTGGCTCTTCAGTCTCTGCACAACTTCCGGCACCTGCATATATCTTCTAAAGCCTTCACGATCAAAAGGCTCCGCTGTAGGAGATTTATCAAAACATGTTTCACATACCAGGTCTGGAATACCACTAACGTCGGTCAATCCAAATCCAACACTCATCCCCACTACTTCCGGTTTGCAGACATAGCCCTCGTCTTTTTGAATCATCGCATTGCATCGATCGCATACACCACTCGATTTGCCAGAAATTCTCCAAAACTCGAGTGCCAAATTGTGGGCTTCACTTTTGTTTCTTCCCACATCATTCCCCACTTGAAAACTTCTTTCTAACTTTGTAATGATGTGCGAGAACCATAGAATAAAACTTTCGCTCTTCTTTCTGTGCCAATGAAGTGTTGAGAAGAATACTGCAAGTTGGGTCTAAACCTTAAGCACGTTCACGGTCCATTGAGGCACCGTCTTTGTCACAGCACGGTTATCTAACTTTTTTTGAGCCTTCCTCCACAGAAATAAATATGTTTGCACTTCATTGTTAACAGTTCAAGGAGATGAAACATTGTTTAAAAAGAGTGAAACTGATGAGGTTAAGCAAGTCAAGAGTGTTGCCCAGACTGTTGCACTCATGTATGCTATAGCGGGCGTTTTCCTTCTTCTATTAACCTTGAGATTTGTCGGCGAACTGTTAGGGGTTGTGAGCTTGCCCGATACAGAAGATGCTACGTTTTTTGGCAGTTTGGTGAGTTTGCTTCATAGAACAGGAACATTTATTGGCAATGTGCTCTGCGCTTTATTATTCGGAGGAATGACGTTCTTCTTCTTTGCACAGGTTTGTGGATTGTGGCGTTTAAAGAAGTGGGCTTTGTATGTTACGGCGGCCTCGACATGCCTTCTGTTTGTCTTTGTACTTTTCTCTGTAGCAACAGACCCCAATGTCGCACCATTCATAGGGCTTGTTTCGCTGGGCAGCGGTTTATTCTTAGCCTACCTACACAGTGTAAGAAAACATTTCAGCAACTGAAACGCTTTTCAGGGTATTTGTGGCGGGATCTTCCGTAAACTCCCTTTTCTTCAAACGCGCATTATATTTATCGCAATCGGTTAGCTTCCATGAACATAGCCCAGTATTTCTCGTTTCTAAAGGCGTAAGTGGGAGGAGTGATGTAAATGGCATCTACGTTGGCATATGCTTCAAGCGGTGGAATGATGCTGAGTTTTCTGAGTTCGGGCAAGTTGCATGTGGTTTGATGATAGAGTAGACTCTGTTTTCCTGGTATGGAACCGGCTAATTGCTCGCCAGATTTTCCTTCCATTTGCCCGCCTGTTCGATCAATGCGTTATCCTTCGTTATGGTTGTGACTCGCTCAAAGTCACGTAGAGCGTTCGTCCTGCTAAGCTCTT